GAACTTCTTTAATTACTTCTCTTAGGTGTTCTAACTGTTCTCTAGCACCTTTTCCGTTATCTTTGAGTTTTCTAAATGTTCCGCCTAAGAATTGGAAAGAAGACGAGAATTTATTCACTAATCTAAACATTCCAGGCGGTAAAAACCCATACATAACTTTACGAGCCTTAGCCGCCTCTAATCCAAATATGGTTAGTTCTTCTCTTGAAGAAGATAAAAACTCAGCAAAATATTCAAGAATATTTCCGCCTTGTTTTAAATAAACATTTAATCCTTCAAGAAATGGAACGGCTCTTCCCTGTTTAGTGAATGTAGCAATAGTTGTGTTCAAAATGGCAGTTCTTTTGTTAAAGTTGCCCATCACTTCTCCCATTTTTGTTATTTCTTGCCCATATTCATTTACTCTTACTCCAGCCCTATTAAATAATTTATCATTTTCTCTTGTATGAACGCCTAGTCTTCTTTGTAATTTGGTTATATCTTCTGTTGCTTTAGTAGCAGATTTAACTTTTTCTTCATAAGCACCCATTGATTTAATAAATCCTTCAATAGTTCCACTTAAACCAAGTATTGATTTATTTAAAGTGGCTATTTCAGACATTTAATCACCTTTTCTTTTTCAATTGTTTGTCCATTTCTTCTGCTTCTATTTGTTTAAATGCTCCATGAACTGCTAATAAATCTTGGACTAACTCGGCTGGCATTTGGTATATTTCTAGGGGGCTTATTGATAATGCTTTCGCTAATGTATATACAACGATTAACGAAGCGTCTTTGGGTTCGGCTTTACCTCCCCTCAAAATACGCTTCATTCTTCGTTTTTTTCTTCATCCCCCGACATTGAATCAAGAGGATTTGGTAAGATTTCTTTGAGTTGATTACCCACATATGGGGTTAATCTGAGAATATCAACAACACTAAGATGGGGTTCTGTCTTTACAACAAAATTCTCAACCATATATCTAAACATAGCATTTAGGTCAATATCCATACTTTGTGTCTGAGGATTTATTTTCATAAGGCTATTGACTGCCTTATCTACTTCAAGCCATGTAGGTTCTTTAACCCATACCTTGAGGTATTCTTCACTTTCGGGTGCTACTTTAACATAATGTAGCGTAGGTTCTGTTAGTGTAAATAATACACTTTTATCCGTTACAACTTTTTTATCATTTAACATATTCTCCACCTTCTAACCAACAAACAAACAAACGGTGTTGGTGGAATATTATTCTGCTGATTCTGTGCTTTCAGTTGTGTTTTCCATAGCCTTTGACTTTTTCGGTTTTTTCTTACTTGCTTCAGCCTCTAATTTTTTCTTTAAAATTAATGCTCTCTTTTGTGCTTTAGTGTAAATATTAATCACCCCATTAGAATGTTATCAGTAACTACCGAACAAGATGCTAGATTTCTAGGCTTAATTGTTGAACTAAATGTTACTGGGCCTTTATCATCAGGAATTGTAATTTCAGTAGTATCAAGGAAATAATCCTTAAATTCTAATGTAATTCTTTCATTAGTGTCAGGTTTTGTAAAAACGAAACTTACATGGTTTGAAGTAGTATTTTCTGTTTCATTTAACATTTCTTTGAATAGTGAATCATCAGTAACTACTGCTTCAAAAGAAATCTCATAAGAGCGTTGAGCAGGAATACCCTCTTTCATATCTCTATGTCCACCCATATATCTCTTGTCTAACAAGTTATTATTGATAGCAATACTTACCGAATTGACTTTTAAGAACTGTTCTCCAAATGCACTAAATGTTCCTTGTGAAAAGAAGAATGGAGAAGCATTAGCCGTTCCTGCATTAAAGTTGAACAAATTAGCGTTATCTGTTTGACCTGCTCTTGAAACATAATCCGATGGAGAAACATTGGCCGACCTGTATAAATCAGTAATACTATCAACCAATCTTGCATTAATATCCATATTCATTTTTAATTCTTCACCTTCGGATGCTTCAATGGTTAATGAATTAATTCTGCAACCTCTTGCAACTCTAACGAAATTGTTTGATTCATCAGCAGTAATAGCACCTGCGCCATCATTTGTTGAATCAGTCGTTAAACTTGCAGGGTCTTTTGCCATTGTTTGTTCCATACTAAACGAAGGTAATTGGTCAGTATTTAGTTCAAGGAATGTGTAAGTAATTGGAGCAGTTGCACCACTTGTTCGAGTTACTGCTTGAAGAGTAGCAGTATCAACTAAAGTGTGGTCTAATGGAGGAACAACTACATTACTTCCTTTTACAGTTCTATAAAATAATGGCCCAGATTGATTAATATTTGCGGCACTACCACCAGCACCCTCAATAAATACAACATCTTGTTCTTCTGTTCCACCTGCGGTTGTATGAACTTCAGCAGGTTCTTGTTCGCTAAATGCTGCACCACCGACTGCTTTTAGAGCAAAACCAGAAAGAGCATTATTAGTATAGGTAATTGCTGAACAAGCACCTAATGTATAATACAACCATGTTCCTGTATTTGCAACTAAAGTAAGAGAACCATTATCAGCAGTTCTAATTCCTTTATATTGGAAAGAAAAGTTTCTCGTTCCGCCAAGACCAAGATTCATTTGTTTTAATTCTTGGCTTAGGTTAGGAAATGTAACTGATTCCATTAATCCTAAGAAATTATCTCCTGCTAAAGTTTGTCTGCCGCTTACTTCAGGATGAGGTGAAGGAGAACCATAAGCCCTCAATAAAGCATAAGCAGGAGTTCCTGCTCCAACGGCAGTTGAAAGAGTAATAGTGCCTGTTGCATTTGAAGCAACAGTATGGCTAGAGAGAAGAGTGTTAGAAGAATTGAAAACATCAATATTGCTTCCAATGTAAATATTAGGAACAAGTTTGAAAACATCAGTAAATGCAGTATCGGGTGTTACTGTTACTGATGATATACTTCCGCCTGTTCCATCAACAGGAATAAATATATCCTGTTCTGGAATTAATGTTGTGCTTGCTCCGCTTCCTAAAAATATTTCTGTATTTACCATGCTATCTCTCCCCTTTCCTTACTTACTTACTAGGGAATGTTTAATGCGAATCTTTTTGCTTCTAATGTTACTTTATATCCAAAAAGCCTCTTTGCTCGGTCATTACTTTCGCTTCTTGCTCCTAAAAATAATTGTCTGAAATTAGAGCCATCACTTGCAGTATAACCATGCCTTTTGCTTTCAAGTGTCCTACGGAGTATCAGGTATATAGCCCTTAGCCTATCCATGCCGTATGAGGAATCTTCTCCGCCCCTTTCATCGTGTAATACTCTAATATGGAGAGTAAATGTGTATGTTTCGTTTCTTACATCATAAGTGACTGTTGGGTATTCAATAGCCTGTGAATCTTCAAATACTACTATTGTTGCAGGGGTTCTACTTAAATCAACACGCTTTGCTTTATTAGCATTTAAATTTCTAATATCAATAACATCTGGTGTTACTGCATGAGAAGCATCTATTTCTCCTGCTGAAACTAAAGCAGCAGTATTTGTAGACCAATTACTTGTAATTAAGTCTATGAGTAAAGAGACTTCATCAATAGTAATACCTCCGCACTTAATTCTTTTTCAACATATTTTGAATATGCTTCTGATGCATTCTTCAAAACCTCTTCATCACTAAAAGAAACATCATATCCTAATACTTCAGATAATTCTTGCATAGCCAATTGCCTTTCTTTTTCAATCTGTAAAAGTTCGTTAAACTTAGAAAGGTCAATTTTAATTGCCATAACTATCAATCCAAGAAATAAACTATGTCTCCCTTTCCTTTGAGAATATCCATCGCTTCTTTACGAAGAATATCATATTTTTCTTTTGCTGTAATATTGCCGCCTGTTTCAGCAATCAATACACTTTGGTCGTCCATTCGTATAATCTCAGATGCAACGAGTTTTGTTGTGGCTTCATGTATAGCAGAAGGAACTCGATTATCTCCAGCAATATATGAAACAATAATTGAATTGTCTGTATGATAAGGATAATCTCTTAAAAAGAATATCCTTCCTTCTTCATTAATAGTCCAATAAGAACCTAGTCTTTTTAAATCTTCTTTGTCAGTAAAATCTATAATATTACAAACAGTTGGAATAGAATCAGTAGTTGTGAATGTAAGTATTTCAGTCCCACTTGCTGAAGCAGGTGCGCTTAACACAACATTTGTTGCATCTGTAATAGATTCAATAGTAATTGTGCCTGTAATGCCTGTTCCGCTAACAGCCATACCTACGGCTAATTTAGATGAATCAGCAACAGTAAGAGCAGTAGATGAGTTAATCGTCGTGCATGACTGTTTTATTGTAGCCTTGAGGACACAATCTGAGCCGTCATCGCTCAAAAGTAGGGATGCGATGTTAATTTGCTTGCCATTTGACTTGTCCCTTGATGCATAGAAAAAGTCAGAAATAGAAAGATTATTAGAAGTGAGGCTTTTTGGAGCAGTTGCACCAGTATATTGTGAAGTTGAAGGAAACGATTCATTCACTACATTAACTATTTCTTCCGCAGTTGTCTTTATACCGAAAGTGTTGCAAAACTCATCGTTGGCTAATTGTGTTATATCGTTCTCAGAAATCAATTCAAAAGATACGCCATCATTAGGCAATTGTAAAATTATTGAA